ATAAAGACTGGAGTAGTGGATATACTGGGTAATTGATGCCCCGTTACTTGTATAAGTGTAGGACAACCTATAACAACGGCTTCAATAGCCTGGCACAATAATCCACTGCCATACCAATTTATAGTACGTCTAAAAGTAGCACCTTGGATAATAGGTAAGTCTATTCGAGGTACATCAGACATTAAATGCCTCCATATCCACTAGCACTTGAAGACCTATGCTTCTTCTTTAAATCCCTAGAATCAACTTCCTTCATTTCAGCGAGGAAAGCTGCTCTGGATATTGCAGACTTATCTGGATCAAATGTTTCAGCATCTTGGTGAGCATAAGCTCTATACATAACCCAATCCAATAAAGTAAGTCTATCTGGTTTAGGTACACCCTCTATATCCGTATTACCTTCGTTGACTTCTTTTAAAGGATATCTGTCAATTATAAGTAGTAAACTACCATCAATAACAGGTATATTAATCAAGCGAAGCCTATCTTCTTCCATGCCTGTTATAGCACTAAATACAGTACCAGTAGCGTTAGGATATCGAGAGATAGATAAGAAAGTGTTATAGTCTGCACTTTCTTGTTGAGAACTTGAGTTTTCGAATGTATCCCAATCAAGTAGACGTAGTTTACTCTTAGTTGTATTGTCATACACCGATAGTATTTTTAATACCTTTTCATCTAATATAACCCAGGGGTCATTAGCAGTATACTCAAGTAGAGTTAACTCAGAGGTATGATCCCTAATTGCTTTACCCTTCTCACAGTACTTATTAATAGCATCATTAAGATATACATAGAAAATATCATCTGTCCAAAAGTATGACTTGGCTACATCATCAGCCATAGTCCTAAAGACTTCTAATAGGTCACATGCGTTCATTAGTCACCTGTAACAACTTCGGGAACATTCTCTTGTTTAGCTAAACCAAATGCTTCAACAACCTCAGTCTTTTGTACCTTATAACCAAGTAACTCTGTAACTCGTTGTATGTTAGGAGTACCAGTACCAGTCCATTCACTACGTTCATTACGTGCTATCATTTCCTTAACTACAACCGTTATTTCTTCCAGGCGTTCATCAGGATCAGCAGGACCGCGATTAGGTACTACAGGTGAAGGCTCAGATAAATCAGGTGTTTTACCTTCTGACATTGTAGCACCCATACCAATAGCAGATTTAACAAGTTGTGGGGGTACACCTATTGGCACTCCAGGTTCAAACGCAATTGACTGACCACTTATATGACGTAATGTAGCCCTTCTGTCCAAAACCATTTTACTACTCATACGATTTCTCATTTCTTGGCTCCTTTAAATTAGGTCGAGGGACCGAAGTCCCTCTAAGTTTTAGTACGGTTGGTTTTCATTAGCGCGGCCAAACATAATGTAGGCAACACCAAGACGAAGCTTACCTAAAGAGTTATCGTCAGTACCATAAGTAGGTGTAACAATTACCGAAACACCATCACCTGTATCAGTGAATAGTCCAGCGGCAAACTCAATAGCAGGATTAGTAACCGAAGCTAAAGCCTGAGCTGTTTCAAACAATGCTGCTGTACCGACAATACCGATATTAGCAACAGCGGAAGTGCTATCATTAAAAGCCTCAGTTACATCAGAGAAGCCCCCAACGATTATTGCACTGGCAGGAAGATCAAGAACCTCAGTAGCTATACCATCTGGAAGGTCTGAGAACAGAACTTCCTGGTAAGCCCATAAAGTATATTGACGACCGTGGTCTTTTAAAGTATCAATAGGCATAGTGTATCTCCTTATTCCTGTGAAACGTAGGTTGAGAGAACACCAAAATCTTCTACCACACCTGTATAGATGCTGTGGAACTTAGGCTTAAGCAGCCCAAAGATTTTGCCCACTGAGATGCCCTGCTGGTTCTCATAATCGAATCCTTCTTCAACCCAATATGGATTGCCGATATCAGCGATACCAAGAGCCTGTGCACCACAGAACAAGACCTGACAACCTTCTACAGTATTACCTGCACCCCACTGGTCTACACCAGAGGTCGCACCACGGCTATTAAATACATGCCGGTGCTCATGAATGTACATGTTGTCTACCTTAACTGTGTTGCCAGCAAACAAAGGATTACTTGTATTGCTACGGACACCTGCTTCACGAACGTTCTGCATGTAGGTTGGATCAAGCTTCAACCTAGCAGCAGCGGTAGGCGTAAAGAACACATGGTAAGTTTCTTCTCCACCTTCTCTTACACCGCGCATGTAAGTTTCCTTAGCAAATGCCTTCAATTGAATCAGCATTTCCCAAGAAGGTCTATCAGTTGCGGTTACTGCACCCGTAGTACCACCTGGGGTTAGTACATCAGTCGTACCATTCCATTGTAGTACACGATTAGCAGAAGGAACTGCTACGTCAGCCCCAAACTCCAAGAAGGGCAAATCGGAACCCACACGAGCCGTACCATTGTTATTCATCGTAAAGGACACCCCTGACATAGCCAAGAATGACATTTGATCAATACGATCACCTAACCAGTATGATAAAACATCGCGGGAGTTGTTGCGGAAAGTAACAACAGATTTCTGGTCAGCCATACGACCTTCATGTCTGTTAGCGTGTCTAAGCTGATCAATGCGGATCACTTGGTCATATGACTTCATCGCCTCTTCGTTACCCTCTAGGGTACGATCTCCTGCGATACCATCACCTTCCAAATCTGCTACGAGAGTGAGAACAGCCCTAGCACCCTTATCTGTCTTAGTCAATTCATCTACGTGGTGAATTATGCTATTTGCATCCTTCCCCATGAACCGACTTACAAAGGCTTGATTTCGAGCTGCTTTCCATAGATCCCTTGACCAGATAGTTAACTCTTCGTCTGTAAGACGAGCAAAGTTTGTTTGAGCCATAACTACCTCAATTAGTCAATTTAAACGTGTCTATCTCCTTTACCGTTTAACGCTTGGATCAGCGGGAACACCTGTTTTTAGAGGGGGTGGCCTCTGCGGGGTTGACGCACCCCGCAACGATGGGTCCAATTCTACAGGAATCCAAGGGGGTTGTCACCCCCTAACGGACTCCTAAATGATGTTCTTCTACAACATCACCACGCAACTGCTGTTTAATCTTGTCGTCTAACTTATCAAATTGTTCAGTGGTTAACCTATTTATATCAATACCAAATTTGTTGTTATTGATTGCATCAGCGGCAGCACCAACATCTGAAACATCGGCGGGTTGTCTGGATAAAGCATCAGTTAAACTCTTCTTTGAATCGTCCTTACGTTTAGTCGTTGTTTCCTTTACCTTCTTAGTATCAGGTTTTAATATATACTTAGCAGCAGTATTAAGAGCATCTGTTTGAGAGTAACCTGCAACAATATAAGCTTCCCTCATATTAAACACTTCGGTAACTACTTCTTGATCAAAATCATCGGAGGTCTTATCAAGGGCAGGATAATCCTTCTGTAACGTAGCTAATAGAGTATCATATTTTATATCATCAGCAGACATAGCTCTAGTAGAAGATTCAGACTCAGCTTGTCTTGTATCATCAATAGTAACTTCTAATGTGTTCATTTCAGCTAGTAATGACTGAGCTTTGTCTTTATCATTATCAAAGATAGCTGCTTGCCACTCACCACGCTTGATATTTAGTTCATCACGTAGTTCCTGTACAGTTGGTAATTTATCATCGGCTGGTGCAGTAACTTGCTGGCGTAGTTTATTACGCTCATCAATAACCGTATTAAGACGAGATATAGGAACCATCTGCTCCTTATCATCTTTCTTATCGTCTTTCTTATCATCAGCTTTCTTATCATCTTTCTTGTCGTCTTCTTTAGCATCTTTCTTGATGATATCTTTAACCAAAGCTTCTAGACCTTCGTCAGTGTACTTTCCATCCTCCCCTGTCTCTCCAGGTTTGGCATCACTCTTATCATCGACTTTTTTATCGTCGTCTTTAACGTCATCTTTCTTGTCATCTTTAGGCATTACTTAGGCTCCTATCTTATTTTCATCAAGTTTATGATCACCACACCAATCGTTATCAAAGATAGCTGGATACCCATTCATAGTAGGTGCGCGTCTACGACAGCGACCAAGACTAGGTTTAGGTGCTGGTCTATCTTCATTAGCTTTTAGTGTATTTTCATGTATAGGTTTAAGATCAGGTACTTTAAGCACTGACCACATACATGTAGAACAAGTCATTCCTTTACTTCTATGTTTCCACGGATCAGTCATTCCTTTGGCTCCTTAGTTACACTTTTAACAGCCCACATAGCGGCTGATTCTAACTCAGTACAGGCAATAGCTGTACAACGCGGGTCTTTACCCTCGTCCAGTACATAGTCTATAAGTAGAGCTGCAAGCTCCTTTATATGATCTACTTGGGTATGACCCCCAGGGTTAAACGATATTCCTACTCTATATTGACCTTCAGTTAATTTAGGCATTAGCGGCGGCTCCTTGGGTGGGTGTTGGTTTAAGCGATGCAGTTAAGCGTATTTCACGCATCTTTTGTACATGGGTTAATATCTGTGCTCTACGGTCGTTCTCAGCTTCAATAGCCATTTTATAACCTTCGAGCTTCATTTCCATCATTGTTTCAGGACTAATGTCTGACTTATCCTCGATAGCTGCTTGCTGTGCCTCGATACTCTCCTTTCCAGCGCGGATAGATTTAAGGTTAGCTTCTGCATCTTTGTCCTTTGCTTCTGCTTCCTTAAGAAGGAGGTCTGCAACAGAGGTTCGTCTACCAAGTTCTTCCTCGAATTGGATTTGTTCATCAGACTTATTACCATTCATAACGGCAAGTATTTCATTCTTATTACGTAGTTTGCTAGTCTCAATAATAACGCTATCTGGAAGCTCTACTCCTACCTCTGTTCTCAAGCGTACTGCTTGATCGAATTGAGTATCTTCAAAGTTATCACGTTCTGGCTCACTAGTAACAACAACGGAATATTCGCCTATAGTTAAATCACGCACAATACTGCCTGTTGGCGAGACTTCATTGACCACTACTTGCTCATCCTGAGCACCTAGTCCAGCACCAGTTATGTTGATTAGGCGTGGCTCCGTATAATAACGCTGCACAATATCCAGCGTTCTTTCAGCGAGCATAGTATCCGATCTATTCAAGTTATCTAAAACAGGAGCTAGATTAGTACTACCTCTCGCCTGGTTAAACTTTACAGCTTTAGCGGCAACATCTTCACGGGCGAACCCTGTCTGGTAATCAGACACACCGGATATGTTTTTTATATCTTCCTCAGCTTTAAAACTTATCCTATCAAGTCCAGTAGGGATTTGGTTAGGTGTAATCTTCTCCAAACCCTCCATTCTTTCAACAACAGCTACAAACCCTGTTTCAGCACCTTGTGTTCTAAGGTCTTCATCATCCATGTTTTTCATGTTACCTTGTTCAACCTTCCAACCACTGTTAGCAGTTGTATTAAGTACATGAAGTTCTTGAGAACGAGATTTGTTAAGTAATTCTTGGGGACCAATCAGGTTTTCTACAATACCTATTGTTTTGCCCCTTCTAAAATGAGGGAAGTATGGTACTACAGTGAAGTGCTTATATGGAGATACTTTGTCATGCATAGTTACATCACCAGCAGTAACAGACCATTGCACTCTAAACCCCTTCTTCTTAATAGTACCTAATGCAGGGTTTTCTTCTAGAAACCTAACAATCCTTTCTCTTTTCCATGTTGGAGGTATTTCTCTCATATCACCTTTAGTAATATCTACAAAGTACTCAAGTACAGCTAATTCCTTAAACTGCCTATCAAAGATACGTACTTTACGCATCTCGTTACCCATAAAGTCTCTATTATATCCAGGGCGACCTAACTTCATAGGATCAGTACTGTTACCAAACCTATCAGTTTGCCAATCTCCACCATCCATAAAGTCATATGGGCTATAATCGTCTGGTTTACCCTCTAACTCCTTTCTTACCTTAACACCATATAGCAACTCTATATTATCAAGAGTTAACCACCTTGATATCATAACATCTGACCAATCCTTCATATCATACTGAGAAGCATCAGGATCAAGTAATACGGAGGTAGGAGGCAAGCAGGTTATACGTGCTTCACCCATAAGTGAATCATCAAAATCGAGTCTTACGTTATAGAATCCCCGACCTGTTATAATACCATCTAAGTAGACATTTGTCCTAGTCCAGGGTAGACGGTTATTATGACTAATCTGCATAAACACTTTAGTAAGTGCATCAGCAATCTCAGCAGTACCTTCTTTAGCAGGTCTATATGCTACCGCACTACGATTGAACAACTGTTCGCCAATTACGTTAGATATGGTATTGAGGATTTTATTAACAGTTATTGCAGGTCTTCTAGATGCAGCCAACTTAGCTAGGTCTGCTTTGTCCCATTGTATACCGGCAAAGAAGTCTTCACACTTACGAGCCTTATCTATGAAGTCTGTATGACCCTCATCGCGCATATACGTATAGCGATATGCTGCTTCTCTTGCTACATCAGTTGTCATACAGGAGTATCTCCAATGTTATTCAGCTCCTATCGGGGGTTGCAACCACGTATCTATAATAGCAGATTTTATGCGCTCATGAAAGAGCCACGACCATCTGAAACGGCAATGTGGTCTTTTAACCTATCTTTAATAAGCTTATGCTTTCTATCTGCTCTGCGTATAGGTACTACTTGTTTATGTTTTGCAACCATAGGAGCTTTAGTTAATCCTACTCTTACATTCCATGCTAAGGCATCTACAAAATCATCATGAGCACCGGCTGGAAACTGTAGTAACTCTTTACGTGCTGCATTGAACCAAGTAGCACCTTGAGGGAAATATATCAACCCCTTCTCCATGCGCCCTTGTAATGGCCTAGCACGTACAGCTTTGTCACTAAGTGGTTTAAGCTCTGTAACTCTCTTACTTAAATCCCTCTCATTACACTCTAGTTCATAACTATCTTGCAGAGCTTTCCATATCTGACCATCCTCAACACCTACAGTATATGATCCAGCTAAATGAGACCATCTTTCTGCCGTATCACACATGTTACGTACTATCTCAAACGTCTTACCTCTAAACCTCTTAACCTCACATATGTACTGTCTACGACTCTCATCCATCATAGTTGTTACACCAACAGTCCAGTCATTGTGCTGTTTAATACCTATAGCAAAGTCCCAGGTTGTTATAATAGTTCTACCAACGGGATCAGGTAATGTATTTGCAATGAGTATCTGATCTTCTGTAAAGTAGCTTCCAGTATCAGGTACAGGACTTTGCTGATACAAAGCATTCCATATACGTTCTGGCTGTACTGAGCGTATACGTTCTAATTCAGTTATTGAGTATCTCTCAGGGTGTAGTGCTTCACCCGGCTTACGGAGTAGTTCTAATCCAAGATCTATTGCATCCTCTATCTCATCCGATTCCCTTATTATCTCCCTTGTATCTACATCTCTGTATTCAAACTCCTCAGCTATAGCAGGATAACGTATTACCTCGTAAGTATCTCCTTTGAGATCCTCCATATGCTGAAGTAACCTACCAGCTAAATCATCAAAGTGCCACCATGTCTGAATGATCAATACACCGCCACCAGGAGCGAGTCTGGAATACGCAGT